ATGAAAAAGTAGCACTTGCATTGGAATGCTATAAAAAGTTTAAGCAATGGGACAATATAGTATTCGGCATTGATTCTTTTAAAATACTGTACAATAGAGGGGTGTTAAAATTTAACTCTGTTGAAATTGTTAAAGAGGTAAAAGAATTGATGACTGCTAAGATGATGAAATCTAATCCACACGCAAAGCAGGATATCAGAACATTATTGGAAGATGATGACTACATGGAGCACCAATGTTACAGGCTTGTTTTATCTAAATACTTTGATACACTATGACACATGGTTCATTATTTAGCGGAATAGGAGGCTTTGACCTGGCTGCCGAATGGATGGGATGGGAAAACGTTTTCCATTGCGAATGGAACAAATTTGGACAGCAAGTATTAAAACATTATTGGCCTAATTCAATTAGTTATGATGATATCACCAAAACAAATTTCACTATTCACCGAGGAAAAATTGACATTCTCACAGGAGGATTCCCATGCCAACCATATTCAACCGCAGGAAAGCGACTTGGAAAAGAAGATGAAAGACACCTGTGGCCAGAAATGCTTAGAGCGATTCGGGAAATTCAGCCACGTTGGGTCGTGGGCGAAAACGTTATCGGCCTTGTTAATTGGTCAGGAGGGTTGGTTTTCCACGAGGTGCAATCTAACCTGGAATCTCAAGGGTACGAAGTACAGCCGTTTGTACTTCCAGCTGCAAGTGTCGGAGCACCTCATATCAGACAAAGAGTTTGGTTTGTTGCCCACTCCAGCAAAATCGGATTATCAACCAAGATGGAAAACGGAGAATTGGAAAGGGGACGATTTAGTAAGCAAGATAAACGAAAAGTATGGGACACATTCCCAACTGTCCACCCAATTTGTGCAGGAGATGATGGGCTTTCCAAAAAACTGGACTCTATCACCTTTTCTAAATGGAGAAAAGAATCATTGATGGCATATGGTAATGCAATATGTCCTCAGGTAGTTTATCAAATTTTTAAAACGATTGAGCAATATGAAGGACTTAACAGCAGGAATGATTACCAAGATAGCCATGATTGAAATGGAGATGAAAGGTTACTTTGTTTGGAGGCATAACAATTTAGCAGTACCTGGCAGAAAGTTTAATGGATTGAAGGGAGTTCCTGATATTATCGGGTTTGATAAAAAGACAGGTTTATCAGTTTTTTGCGAAGTAAAGACAAAAAATGATAAAATATCAGAATATCAAGCTAACTTTATGACCAGAGCAAAAAGAGCAGGATGCATGGTATTTATTGCAATGGATAACAATGGCAATGTTTTGATAAAAGAATGGGAGTAACCCGTAACCATATTATCTCTGAATTATACAAAGATAAAGATATTGCACAGGCAATAGGTAAGATGCAGCCTGTGGAATTGCAGGATGACTTGAGGCAGGAGATGTTTATGGTGCTTTGCGAAATGGATGAAGATAAACTAATGGGAATGCATCAAAGCGGATATCTGAAGTTCTATCTTGTCAGGACAATGCTATCAATGATAAAATCCAACAGGTCTACTTTCTTTAACAAATTCCGTAAACAAGTAGAAGAATGGGATAGTAAGTATGATAGCAAGGATGAAAACTTAGAGTATCAAGATGAAATGATTGTAAAGTTAAATCAGAGCATGAATGTTCTTCATTGGTATGAAAGGGAGATTTTTAAGTTATATTCTGAAAGCGGAATGAACATAATGGAACTGAGTAGAAATACTAAAATACCATATCGTTCACTAAGCATGACAATAAAAAAAGTTAAAACATATCTTTATTACAAGGTCCGAAATATGACAATAAAAGAATAAAACCCAAAGCCATGATAACAATTAAAATCATCCTAACAGCAATCCTGACATCTTTCTATTTTATAGATATGGGAAGATTCCCTGAGAAATGGAAGATAAACGTAAAGCCATTCAATTGCCATATGTGCCTTTCATTTTATCTGGCAGTAATTTACTTTTGGCTTCCTTCATTCGTAGTCAGCACATTATTTGTAGCTTTTGCGAGTGGGGTATCTGCTCCATTGTTCAGAAACTTTTTGAATAACATATTTTTCAAAAAATGAGCATCAAGGTAATTTGATATTCATAAATCATAATCAATGACACAAACTGATAAAGATTTTATACAAGAGCATATCATAAACTTTGAATCTGTAAGAATAGGTTTCCTGCGGAATATACCTATACACATTCTAAATGGCTATGAATCAATCTATCGCAGGTATCTTGACCCTAATTACATTCTTACAGCATGGTGTTCAGCCTGTGTAATGGATATGATGAAGCGGTTAATTCAGTATTGGGATTATGTAAACGAGCAGAAAGAAGAAGCAGAACAAGTAATTGTTAAACCTAAAAGAGGCAGACCTTTTAAGAAATGAAAGAAATAATAACAAAGCATTCCAATGGTATGCTAATAACAGAGGAAGCATTTCTGAAGGCTGAACTTGAAATGGGAATCAGTTTTGATAATCCTGCCTTCACAAATTTAGCAGCAGAGGTAGCAAAGATGATTAGACCATATGGACAGAGTATACTTGACTATGGAGCAGGTACTGGTGTTTATGCTGATGCATACCATAAAGCAGGAATGGAAACCTATGTTTATGAAATCTTTGAACCGCATCGGAATTACATAAAAGAGAATGCACCACATTTAACAATCATAGATGAGCCAATTACTACGGATATTCTTTCATGGATTGAGGTGGCAGAGCATATGACGAATGAAGAAATCAATCAGCTATTCAAAAAGATAAAGCCTACCTACATTCTTTTTTCTTCTACTCCTGAGCATACGGATTGGGATGCTGAGTGGGGGCATATCCATGTGCAGAGCCATGAGGAATGGATAGAGGATTTATCAAAGTATGGTTATCAGTTCATTCAGAATTTATCACACCCAACACCTTGGGCAAAACTATTCAAATGCGAATCTTAGCAGTCGGTTCAAGACAATCAGGAGTATCATATCATAGGCTATTCATCCCTACTATGTATCTGCCAAAGCAATATGCAATGCTGACGGATACATTAACAGAAGAAGAACTGGAAAAGGGATATGATATAGTTTTTATTAATCGGTATGTTTTAGGACTTGCGGCGAATGAGATAGATAATCTCCGCAAAAAATACGGCTTTAAATTGGTAGTAGATATTGATGATTACTGGCATCTTGACGTCTGGCATATGCTTTATGCTACCTATCCTGTGCAGCGAATCATTGACCATATCAAGATTGCCGATGTCGTAACCTGCACCAATGAAAAGCTATACAATGAAATAAAGAAACTAAACAAAAACGTTTATATTCTGCCGAATGCCTTGCCTTATGGTGAAGACCAATTCACAGAAGATAAAACGGAATCGGATTTAGTTCGTTTTATATGGGCAGGTTCAGCTACACATGAGAAAGATATAGCTATACTGAAAAGACCGATGCAGAGGATATCTGCTGACCCGTTTGTTAAAAGCAAAGCACATTTTCAGATATGCGGATATGAGCCTGACAATAAAATTAAAACTCCGATATGGCACAGAATGATAGATAACTTTCTATCAGGCTTTAATGTCAATGGAAATATCAGGGAAGGATTGCCTGTTGATTTATACATTAACTTTTACAAAGAAGCTGATGTTAGCCTTGTCCCTTTGTTAGAATCAAGGTTCAACAGCATGAAGTCAAACCTCAAAGTATTGGAAGCAGCTACTAAATCACTTGCAGTTATCTGCTCAAATGTTCAGCCTTATTCAGAATGTCCTCATGTGATAAAAGTAAACAGGCAATCTGATTGGTTTCAATCTGTTAAAAAAGTTTGCAAAGATGCTATTTACAGAAAAGAGATGGGGGAAGCGAATCGGGAGTGGTGCTTAGAAAACTTTGATATCAGAAAAGTAAATATAGAACGTAAACAAATATTTGAATCATGCCTGTAAGTTTATGCGAAAACGGAAAATGGAGAATCGGTGCAGGTAGCTGCATATATCCAACAAGAGAAAAAGCCATAGAAGTATGGACAGCCATACTTGCTCAAGGTAAGTATGAAGCAGCTAAAAATAATATAGATGCTAAAAAAGAAGATACTAATCGGAATGATTCCGAATTAAAATCATAAATTTAACAAAACCCCTAAGTATATGAATGCAACAATCAGATTCAATCTAAACAATCCAGAGGATAAGATGGCACACATGAGATGCATTAAATCTATGGATTTAGCACTTGCTCTTTTTAAGATACAGGAAATGGCAATGGAGTATGAGTACATTAATATAGTTCAGCTAAATGATATATTTGAGCAGCATAATATAACATTGAATGAAATCATTAGTTAAATTTGTAGCGGTATGGGTTAGCTGCCGTAACTGCCGAAAGAAGTACACAATCACTATTCATAAAAAACAAAAACAATCACTATGCCCATATTGCCAAAGTGTAAACCGGACGAGCCAAAAACCATATTGAAGGATATATGGTTTATAATCCTGACAATCGGTAAAATATTTGCTTACTCAGCATACATCTTTATTCTATTCTTAATCATACTTTATCCATTTGTAAAATGAAAACAGTAGTTACACCAATCGCTCAAATTAAAGCCAATCCTAACAATCCCAGGATTATCAAAGATGACAAGTTCCATAAACTTGTTAAATCAATACAGGAATTCCCTGAAATGCTTAATCTTCGCCCTATTGTAGTAAATGCGGATAGTGTAGTACTGGGCGGCAACATGAGGCTCAAGGCTTGTAAAGAAGCAGGACTGAAGCAAGTACCTGTCATCTTTGCTGAAGATTTAACAGAAGAACAGCAAAAGCAGTTTATCATTAAAGATAACATAGGCTTCGGAGAATGGGATTGGGAGGCATTGGCAAACCAATGGGACAGCGAAGAACTTGGCGAATGGGGATTAGATATACCTTCATTCAATATATCAAAAGATTTAGATTATGGTATTTTGGATGAAGCAGATGTAACCGACCAACTGAATGACATGGCTTCAAATGTTAAAAAAGCTATACAGATAGAATTTGAAGCAGAGCATTATGATGAGGCAAGTGAACTGGTAAAATTTTGGAGGGAGCAGGGTTTGTACATTGGAGGCTTCTTAATGGAAAAACTTAAAGAAGAAAAAGAAAGGTTGTAATGAAAGTATTTACATTTTTCTATAACAGATATACAAACGCAACTACAAGTAAAGCATTATTTGAGAATGGGATAAATCATAACGTATTGATACATAAAGAATCAGATTATGAATTATTCAAAAAAGGAAATACTTTATTCGGAAATCCAATAGTTACAAATAGTCCAAAGGGTTTAGCATATCAAAGAAATTGTGCATTAGATATGATGGATATGGGTGAGTGGGCAGTTTTTATGTGTGATGATTTTAAAAAAATATATTCATTTCCAAAAGAAAAAATATTGAGCAATCAACTGGAACTTGATATAAATTTTGAAAATCAAAAGCATTACAGGCTCAATAATAGCAATGAAATGCAGTTGCGTGAAATGTTTAAACTATTCCCGAAGCTGATACAACTTGCTGAATTAAATAAAATATATCTTATAGGATTTGCATTGCATGATAACCCATTGAATTTAAGAAAAAAATTCGGACACAGGGGGTTAGCAGATGGCAGGTTTTGGCTGGTAAAAAAATCAACATACAGATTTGATTTGAATGCACAACTAATAGATGATGTTGCATGGACATCTGAAAACCTTGTTAGGCATGGAAACGTATTGATATTGAATTGGACAATACCCTATTTTAGCAGATATACATCAGGTGGATTTGGTTCTACAACAGAAAGAAAAGAATTAAGAAAAAAAGAATGTGCATACCTATGCAACAAATATAATCCATTAGTCAGTTATGCTAATAAAGCAGGATGGGACTATGGAACACATATAAAGATAAATGGAAGTGATAAAAATATATTACAAGCAAGAAAAAAAATATTCAGATGAAAACAATACAATTGATAAAAAGACCGCACACAGTACAAATTGGTGATATATGCGAATACATTGAACCTAATGTAACTGAAGATGCATTGTTAGAAGCTGACGGTGAAATAATAGGATTTTACATAAAAGATATTGCTAACTATTCACCAAAGGCTGCTCAACTGGCACACATTGCAAATAAAGAGTTTAGGAGCAATAATGTACCTAAAACAGAAATGAGTAGAGGTCCGCAAGGTAGCAAAAAAGATAAATTAGAAAGGCTAAAAAAAGGAATTAACATTGTAACACAATATTCAACAATATTGGGAGGTGTTCCACCAAAGCCTCATATGCGTAGACCATATCCTACAATCAGTAGTGTCCATTCTGTTAAAACAGCACAAACATTTATCAAAGCAATGCTGATGTTATGTAATGAAAGTGAGCAATTGATTAAACAATTGACACCACATATCTATGATAGGCAAAAATCAATTATTGAAACTAATATACCTGCAAAATGGCGATTTGGAAATTTATTTACAAGTTCTATCTCAAATTACAACATACCTGCACCATTCCACAGAGATGCAGCAAATCTGGAAGGATGTGTAAATGTAATAATTGCAAAGAAAGAATTTGCAAAAGGAGGTAATACTACTGTTCCAGATTATGGGGCAACAGTTGATTCATCTGATAACTCAATGTTGGTTTATCCTGCATGGCGAAATGTGCATGGAGTTACTCCGATTATACCAATAAAAGAGGGTGGATATAGGAACAGTTTAGTATTCTACCCATTGAAAGCATTTAAGGGTCTGGATTGATAAAAAAACAAAGGGGCAACAATGGCTAAGATAGTCAAGCAAAAGCATGGCGGTGCTATACAAAGATGGGATAAAGGGGAAAGCGGAAACCCGAATGGTAGACCTCGCAAGTATGTATCATTGTTAAAAGAGCAAGGGTACAAACTGGCAGAGGTTAATGATTGCATACAGGCTATCATGGCAATGGACATGAATGAATTGAAGGCTGTATGGGATAATCCAAAGGCTACTGTGCTTGAAAAAACAATAGCAAATGCATTGCGTAAATCATTGGAAAAGGGTAGCCTTTATTCTATTGATACTTTGTTAAATAGAGTTTACGGGAAGCCAAAAGAAACGAGTCAAGTAACTACGGATGGCAAGATTGAAGTAGTATTCACACAGGGTAAGACCATTCTATGATTCTTGAATTACCTGCTCCACATATCAACCAACAAGGAATCCTTGACAACTCAACAAGGTTCAGAGTTATCATGTGCGGTAGGAGATTCGGTAAGTCAGAACTTTCACAGATTGAAATCGTAACCAATGCCATCATAGGCAGGTCAGTTGCATACATAACGCCTACCTATGCACTGGCTAAAACCTTTTTTGATAAATTAGCGAAGGCAGTTCCTTTTGAATCTAACAGGTCAGATTTAACAATAGCCTTTCCAAATAATGGCTCAGTCCAATTCTTTACAGGGGAGAGGCTTGACAACCTGCGAGGCAGGAAGTTCCATTTTGTTGTTATTGATGAGGCTTCATTTATTCCGAATCTTGAAGATGGATGGCTAAACTCAATCCGACCTACCCTTACCGATTACAAGGGCAGGGCATTATTCCTATCCACTCCAAAGGGCAAGAATTACTTTTATTCTCTTTATCTAAAGGGCATAAATGGGGAAACAGATTGGGCATCCTTTAAGTTCAGTACCTACGATAACCCGTACATTGATAAAATGGAGGTTGATGATGCGAGGACACAACTACCTGAGGCGGTATTCGAACAGGAATACATGGCTAACCCTGCTGAGAATGCTGCTAACCCATTCGGTAATGCTTTTATCAGGCAATGTACTTTCCCTTTATCTACTTATCCTGTAGTATGTTACGGCATAGACCTTGCAAAATCTTTTGACTTTACAGTTATCATTGGCTTAGATAAGAACGGCTCAGTAGCATACTTTGACCGATTCCAAAAGGATTGGAGGCAGACAAAGCAGACAATAGTTAACTTACAGAAAGCACCTATCTTGATGGATAGCACAGGAGTTGGAGACCCTATCTTCGAAGACCTGCAAAGGGAAGGCTTGGAAGTTACAGGCTTTAAGTTCAGCCAAACATCAAAGCAGAACTTAATGGTCGGTCTGGCTTCAGCCATACAGCAAAGAAGGATAACATTCCCTGAAGGAGCAA